TTAATCCCCACTTTGTTTGCTTTTAACCATCTCCGCAACCTGTTTACCTGTGTCAAACAATCCACAGGCTGCTAGCCCTGCCCCTATACCAAGTAACACCTTCATAGGCACATCCGCTTCTACAACAAAAAAGCTCCCGATAACGCCGAGAGCCATTGCGATGAATGGTATATACTTGACTGGAACACCTATAGCTTTTATTGCCTCACTAATGCCCACTATAATGGGTATTAGCAGGGTATCCAGTACATCAAATCCAAAGCCCATACTATCACCTCCTTTTATGGCATAAAAATAAGCTGTCCCGATGTTTCAACGGAAACAGCTTTATTTTTCTTCTGTTAGTATCCATGCCGCAAACCCGGCTTTTTTAAGACGCTCAACCTGGGCCTCTGCATTAGCCCTGTTGCTGAAACTCCCTGCTACTACCCTGTACAGACGGCTATCACTTTCAGCAGACTTATCTGGCTGCTCAGACTTAGACGGAATGCTAATTTGTACATTTACCACTTTGCCAATGCCTTTGGCTATAGCAAGTGCACATTTATCCTGAAATCCTTGAGATGCAAGCAGCTTTTCCTCATCTGGATTGGATATAAACGCCATCTCGGCTAATGCTGCTGGCATATTGGTTTCGCGCAAAACGTAGAAGTTTCCTTCTTTTACTCCCCGGTCCGTTAGCCCGATATCAGCTATAAGCTCATCTTGGATCGCTTTGGCCAAGATTTCTCCTTTCCCACCGCGTTTATAGCAATACGTCTCAGTTCCACATGCGGTTGGAGAGGTAAAAGCGTTGCAATGTATAGATACAAAATAGTCTGCAGCAAAGGAGTTCGCTATTTTAGCTCTATCCTCCAGTTCTAAGTATACATCCGATGTTCTGGTCATCTTCACTGATACGCCTGCTTCTTGCAAATAATCTGCTACCTTTTTAGCAACTGCTAATGCTATGTCTTTTTCTTTTGTCCCTGCCGGGCCAACTGCACCGGGGTCCTTGCCCCCGTGGCCAGCATCAATTACTATCTTCGCCATATTGCCACCTCATTTCAAAATAAAATTCAAAGCTGTGAACAGCAGGCCTGTTCCTGCAATTACTATTGGTATGAGCCACAGCAGCATGTTGATTTTGCCTGCCGTATCGTTAACCGCTTTCCTTAATCCGTTATAGTCCCTTATGATGGCTCTCGTCTCGGCCATTTCTTTTCGTATGTCTGCCAAGTCCTGTTGTAGCTGCTGTATTTTTTCATACAGCGCCTTGTTGTCATACCACTCCTGATTATCGCCCATTATGTCATTCCTTCCTTCATATCATTGGCGGCAGGTACTTGTATACAGCAGGGTCTTGCTGCCCCAAAGCCCATACGCCTATGCCTTGCAAACCCCATTCAAACTCCGCTCTGTCCATCCAATACTGGTACTGGTTCACGTCCGAATAATAAGCTATGCTGGCCCCGTCGGCATCGCATAGATAAAGCCTGCTTACCCATATGCCTATATCGTCAGCTTTTATTGTTACCGCTAAATCAGAGCTTGCTGTAAAAATATTTGAGTGCAAGTAGTCCCAATCCATTGATATTGTTTCATCTCTCGAACTGCTTTCCTCAGTGCCTGCTGGCACTCGTATATAGCCCCAAACAGGGTCCCACTCAACATCAGTTCTTTCAATCCTTCCTAACTGCTGCATACCTGCGGGTGTAGTAACAGTTACAGCTTCTTGCGGATACATCCAATATGCATCACCTGCAGCTAACAGCGTACAATCTATAGTCGCATTCGTGGTGTATAACCCAAACCTATTACTGCCACCCACCGACGCCGTGATAACCAGCCTAGAATTGAGCCACACCTTGCACTCGCTGCCTCTGACTCTTACTCGCAACGTGTTCGAGCCCGTCGTGTCTGCGTCCACCGATGCTGCAAGTGAACCGTTACAGTATAGAACAACTTTACCAGGTTGCAAACCAACCTTGTTGCTCCCGAATATGATGCCGGCCTCTTGACCCGTAAACGAAAAGGTAGCCCACACAGCCATGTCCTCAAACGAGCTGTAATTGAGAAGGCATTGAGCTGTCGCTACAGAAGTCTGTTTCAAGTGGCTCGCAAGCCCAGCCGTGCCTTGGACTATCCATGTCCCGCCGGTTGCGGTGTAGTAGTTGTTAAACAGTGCAGTGTTCCATTCGCCACTTTCCTCCGACGCATATGATCTGAAATCATCGTTCCATATAGAGGCATATTCCGGTGCTCTGCGCAGCACCTCCAGCGTGAGCCTGTAACCGTCAGCCGCTTGGACTTCTTGGCCGTTAACGTCCACATAAGTTTGAGGAGTTAACGTCCACTGGGCCTGGCCAGCCGACATTTCAAACGTAAATGACTGGCATACATTGAACCCATAAAATTGAGCCCCGCTAGCCGAGCTCTCTCCTACGAATTTCAAAGTATGAGTTCCGGCTGACAGTGAGATAGTGGCCAGCTTGACCCAGTGTACTACCCTGGCCAACGGATACCACTGCGTTGGCTGCGATACTTGATACAGCGCTCCGTCTACCTCTATACCTATCGTTGCTTTGTCAAACCACGTATAATTGACTTGAACCGCTATATCATATGTTCCCGAGGTTGGAACGCTGAACGAATAAATAGCATACCCAGGTTCCTCTCCCTCTGCCGGTGTTCGAGCCGATATAAAATCACTGCTTATTGTCAATGCTTCATCCCATTCATCATAAGCCAACGCACCTTTAGCGCTCACACTGCCGACGAAGGAAGGCACCTGCACCTTTCTATATGCCGTCATAAAGGTCCTATTACCATAATCACTTTGTTGCATAGGTGGCTGAGAAGATATCCTGTCCTCAGCTATCTGCATGTCATATACATGCAATAGCATATACGGACACATGTTGTCCTCGTCCCATAAGGCTGCCCATGGTATCAGCGGCTGTGGTGGTCCATCGTTGGTATGGTTGTAATGTCCAAGCATCCATTCTACGGCTGCTGTATACAGCCACGATGTCCCTCTATACCCAGTGGTAGGATGGTCTATCTGCCATCTGTATCCGTAGCCCGGCAGGCCCATGTATATCTTTGCTGGCGGAATAACCGTCACGGCATAATCATACACATCTTCTAGCCATCCTCTTGGCGAAATCGGTCCCGGTGCACTCCCGGCCCAAGCATAGCCATAGCTCATGATGGTACAGCTGTCGAATATTTGCCCAAGCTGCTGATAATCGCACCAATATTCACCACCCAACGACTGCCCCGGGCCTGTCAATGCCGGCAGGTCAACATGGAGTAGCTTGCCTGCAGCGTGAACGGTGCTCGATATGCGCTGGAACAATGCTACCGCTTTAGCTATGTTAGCTGAACCTCCACCGCGTTCTAAATCTATGTCAATACCTGCTACAAACGGATACTCGTTTATGAGCCTTTGTATCTCCGAAATGAACGTATCTTGAGCCCCACCGGCGTTGTCCAGCAAATCCTGAAACGCCGCTTCATAGCCGTCATTTCTCACACACAAGTACCACTTTACATGAGGCCACTTGTTTATTGCTTCCCACTCACCTGATGTTATGTTGCCTACTATCCTGCCGGTAGTATGCGTACCATCTACATATTCCACGTGGAAGTCAAACAGCGAGATCATATAGAACCTGTCGCCGTAGTCCATCATCTCTTGATACATTCTCGCTGTTTTAGCTCCTGTCCATGACATGTACCGCCTCACCAGGTAACACCTTCCTTCACGTCCCACTCAGTAATCTGGAACACAAACCGCGCTGTATCCCTGCCTGTCATGGTTATCCTGTACATGGCATCGCCGGCAGGACATGTCATCTGTGCGCCGGCATATTCACTATGATCTGCAGGTTGCCCGTTCTTCTTCACCGTGTGGGTTGCCGCATCCACCGTTACTGTATCTCCCCTGTGCAGCGCACCAGCATACCTGAAAGCCCTGGTACGGTAATAAATCTCCAACATAAATGGACCAGTGGTATTTTTCTGTATTGACGCCTCCCAATCTAAACCGGTAGTGACAGTGCCACGGTTAGGCACCAGTACGATAACCGAACCTCTTATGAGTGCATTAAAATGTTTTGGTGGTTCTGCGTTGCCGCTGCTATCTCTGCGCCGCTTTAGCATATCGCTTGCCGCAGGAGCCCAACCTGTTAACAGCTTGCCTTCCTGCAACTGCACGTCAGTTGCTCGAACCGTGCCTGTAAAGTCTTTGGCCACCAGCTTAACCGTTAGCTTATTAACCTGCTTTCCGAGGTCCTTATTAATCTTGCTGACATACCGCAGATATTGACTAGCCATTATCGAATGACCACCTTATCTCAGAGGGGTGCCCAACCCACGTAGTGGCCATGCTGCCGCCTTGGAGCATTATGTCGGTTATTTTTACTGTACCAGCCGCATCTCTCACGACAACTTTGAGTGTTATCTTACACACTCTTAATCCTCCTGCCTGTGGGTTGAATGTTTTAGCAAACTTCTGCATGATATCACCCTATTGCTATGAACTGGGTTTCGCTGGTGCCATCTTCGTATTCAACAGTTACCTCAAATCCTATGCGGCCATTACTCCCCATTTGCACATTATCCAGCTCTACCTGGGCTGACAATGTATATGCTTCACGATTGGCAACAGAAACTGTTTGAGACATCGATTTTTCAACACCTAGCTGCCCTTCTGCCACAAATGCCGCTTTTCCTGATATGCCTGCCGTGTTATCGACCGTCCAGCCCTGGTTTATCCAGTAGTTAAAACCATCATCGGCCCGGCTATTGAACAACAAGTTGAACATAACAACGTCTTCCATCGCCTGCTGAACCGCATCGGTGACCGTTGCCGTACCCGTGCCACCAGTATACACCATCTGGTCAGATAGGGTTTTGAGCGCCGCATCCAGTTGAACCGATGAGTTATATGGTTCTAATACGTTTATTGAGCGCTGGGCTACCCGCATTTTCTGCCGTAAACCGATTTCTTTGTCATAAACAATCACGACATCCCCCAAGGCCGGTATTTCTTCTCCAAGCAGTGCTACTTTGACCTCGTACGTAATAGCTGGCCATGATAGCTTGGCCAGTTGTTGCTCTGCCCATTGTTTCAGGTGATTGGGATTGGTGAACCGTTCATCATTTACCGTTGCCGCGCGCAATTTATGCGGCTTACCAACCGCATCATACCAGCTATAATCCTCTATATATTCCTTGCCATCATTTACAGCTGCTATAGTCAAACCATTTGCGCCATAAGGATATATACGCGTAATAATCCCACGCGTATCTATTATCCGCCTTGCTTCCGAAATGTTCTTTTTGTGGGCAAACAATATACCACTATCACGGCCCACTTGCTGCAATAGGTTAACTTTCCTGTTTATGCTATCGAACTGAAGCTCGCCACCGTATACGAGCGGTATTTGGCGCAACGTTTCTAGCGGCGATGTTGGCTCTGTGATGGAAAAGTATCTGGGCGTTGTGATCTCTACTATTCCAACAACCCAGCCTGTGCCAGACAATATAGCTTCCATAACAGGCCGCGGCCCTGTATCCCTGAAAACCAGGTCATTTAGCGGTTCCGGATCGCCCAGGTCGTACCACAATCCCTCGGCCGTTACTTTTGTAATGAGCTCGCCATCCTGACCCCGTATATCTTCTATAATCCTTATCACAAACTCTCGGCCCATACATCGGATATGCGTCTCGTTATCAATATACTGCCGCTTCGAATCCTCTGCAGGTATGCTGAACTCCAGCGTTTCTTGCCCGTTTGTATCCGTAATGAGCTGATCGGTTATGGTGGCGTCGAATACTTTTTCTAGAACAGCGACCGGTTCACCGCTGCTATCGACAACTATAGGATAGCTCTGCATCATTCCTCAATCCCTATCGCTGTAATACCTATATCCACTCCTGAATTACAGGCTAAACCAAATGCGTTATCTGCCGCCGCTGATAAGATCCCTTGCCCGAAATCTAGTTCTTTCGTGTCTTGGGCTGGTATAGTCATATCTGCAGTTACTCCTGTTGTTCCATCACGAATCCATATTCTGGCTGGCTCTGTCTTATGATTGCTTATAATGAGCTTCATTAACCTGACTTTTTTCCCGCTGGCTGGCGTCCAAAACGGTGTCGTGGCGGACGCAGTCGTGCTGATATCTTTCTTCACAATCTTGACGGGTTCTCTTTTCCTTTGCCATCGACTACCATCATAGAATAAGTTGAATGCACTTACCGCCAGTGGCGCATACTTAGAGTCATCTGGAGCATCCTGATATGGCGGAATGATAGTATCGCTATTCGGATTGCTGCATACAGGATGCCGGCCAGTAAAGTCCTTTACATACACCTTTAACAATGGCGCATCGGTTACTTCAGCCTCTCCTTCCAAGCTGACCTTCATCTTGCCATCTGTATCAATAGCAATAGGCGCGAGTGTATAAAACGTAACTTGGATGCCTGTTAAATTGGCCGCTGATGTGGTATGCCCCGCATCCATGTATAACGGTATTGTACCAGCTTTGCCATCAGCTTGGCCCGGATATAACGGGTTGTTTGAGCTATCCTTAGCGGTTATATCTGCCCCGTCTATTAACCGTTCTCTATGTATACCTCCCCCATCTACGACCCAATCATGGGTTATATCTATAATAGGCTTCCTATTGGTGGTAAAAATGCCGTTTGCATCTGTATTTCCTGTTTCGGTTACCCGAACGACTCCCCACAGTATTATGTCTTGTGCATCAGCGCTGTCCTGATAACCGACTACAGGCACGTTGTTTGTGCTCGAATCCCTGCGCGTCTTAAAACCCGCCATTATAACCACCTCTCTCTGAATTGGAATATGACCTTTGCGCCCACACCGCTATCATCTGTCTCAGCCACTTCGTTCTCCCCGGCCCGCAATTGCGGGAATTCTCCTTCCCAGTACTGCATTGCATTCTGGCCGTTCATAGTAACCGTAAAATTGCCTGTGTCTATGATGACCTCATCGCCCTCTTCTATTTCGCCTTTGTACTTGACGGTCCGACCGTTTATGCTTATCGTCACCCCTGTAACCGATGCGCTGCCAGTAGTCCCGGAGTTCGTCGTTCCAAGGCCTGTAGCCGGCTGTGTGGCTATGGTGTTTGCTGGTGCATATATCTTTAGGATAACCGGACACTCTATGCCGCCGTTGTTTACAATAGTAGTGCTACCGCCATATGGTGCATCCCATTCTTCTATATGCCAGTCGGTTTTATATACAAATGGATCTGCCATCTTGAATGTTACAGAGAACTGCCCTGTCTTTTTGGGACTACTGTATAACACGTCTATTTCTGCACCCTCTGAGGCTTTGACATAGCGTACCAGGTTCGGTTCATCATCGAATGTCAGTTCACGGTACCCATTTAGTGGACCGATGTAATTAGCAAATGCTCGTATTTTTGAATATACTGTCGATACGTCTATTTCGAAGACCCTTAAGTCAAGCGTTATGGTGTTTGCCCCCAGCTCAGTACCAGCATCATATATTCCATGTTTCCCCGGTACAGTTATCTCGTTTTCACGTAAATTAGGTAAAGAACGGATAGTTCTATCTAATAAATAGATACCGAAGTCCGCGCAGCTTTTGCCGTCTATCTTAAAGCCTGTCATATGCTTTTCCTCCCCATCGCCCGCATAACCCTCATGTTCTGGTTATATATGGCTTGTGAAAGCTTATCTATATCTTGGTCATTGCGCACTGACATATTCTCGATATATAGAAGCGGCGCGTTCTGATGATTTGTTACTCCGCCAACTTGCTTCAATGCGTCTCTGACTATCCCGGTTAATTGATCCAATGGTACAACGGCTTCGGCTCCGGCCTCCCCTACACCGATAATAGATGGCGATGTAAAAATAGCACCTTCTTTATACCAGTTCACGTCCACATCCGGGTACGGTACATTGATACCCGCTATTTTGGTGTGTTTTATAGAAAACGAAAAGTGTGGAAGCGGTATGTGCAAGTTCCTAAATGGCGAAAGTATGGCGTCCTTGACTTTGCCGAATATATCCGATGCTGCTTTCCTAAGGCCATTCCAAGCCTCGCTTGCTGTTGATGTTATACCGTTCCATACGCCAGACAGTAAATCCTTGATTGAGTTAATCGGCGTCATAATCACATTCTTTATGCCTTCCCACACCGTTGACGCTGTATTCTTTAACCCGTTCCATAAATTAGAGGCAGTGTTTTTGATAGCGTTCCAAACAGTTGAAAGTAAATTCTTAAGCGCATTGATAGGCGTCAATATAACCGTCTTTATTCCTTCCCAGACAGTCGAGGCAATGGACTTAATGCCGTTCCATGTATTCGAGAAGAAATCTTTTATAGCGTTCCACACAGTTGTGGCAACCTCTTTTATACCGTTCCAGACTTTACCCAACCATGCTGATATCTCGTCCCAATTTTTATACAACAACACACCAATAGCTATAGCAGCTGCAATCACTGCAATAACAATGCCCACAGGACCAGTAAGAAGGCCAAAAGCAGCGCTTAAAATTGGCATTAAACCAGAAAGACTTGAGAATGCCGTCATCAACTGCCCGGCCACTAAAATAACAGGACATATTGCTGCTGCGATTCCTGCTATAGCGATTATGGTTTGTTGCACGCCAGGAGGCAGGTTGCCGAACCAGTTAACGAGATCGGTCAGCTTTTCAATGAGCGGCGTTATAGCCGGAAGCAGGTTTTCACCGATGGTAATGGCTAAAGTCTCAAGCGTTGATTTAAGAGACTCAATGGCACCGTTTGTGCCCTGCATCTTCGCACCTGCAACCTCTTGCGCGCCACCTGCTTTATTAACAGCATCGCTCATCTGGTCCCACTGATCACTTCCAGCCATCAATACCGTGTTTGCCGCCCTGACAGCGTCGGATCCAAAGATAGTCGCCAGCGCTGCATTCCGCTGTTGCTCTGTCATGCCACTTAATTTAGTAGAAAATTGCTCAACTATCCGCGGTAACGGGAGCATCTTACCACTCGCATCGTATATATTTATGCCCAATTGCTGCATTGTTTTTGCTGCCGCATCTGTCGGAGACATCAATGCCATTAACATGCTTTTCAAGCTTGTGCCGGCATCAGAACCCGTTATGCCCGCATTGGCCATAAGGCTGATCGCTGTCGTAAAGTCTTGTATGCTTTGCCCAGCCATGCTTGCCACACTACCACCAGCTTGGAGCGCATATGCCATATCAGTTATCTCACCCGCTGAAGCATTGGCGCTATTAGCGAGGAGATCAGCAACCGTGCTCGCTTGATCGCCGCTCAGATTGAATGAATTAAGCGCCTGGCCAACAATCGTCGCCGCCTCGGCATTGTCGATTTGCGCTGCGGCAGAAAGTTGAAGCGTTGCTTTGGCGGCTTTGAATGTATCGTCTATGCTTACGCCAGCCTTCACTAATTCCGTCATGGCCGCTGCGGCATCTGTTGCTGATGTGCCTGGGAGCGTTATGTCGTTGCCTAACTGTTTAGCAAGTTCGCTCATCTGCTGGAATTGCTCACTCGTTGCCCCGGATACAGCTTTGAACGTATTGCCCATTGTTTCAAAGTCAGCGGCGGCCTTTATAGATGCTCCCGCAGCAAGCCCTATCGGCAAAGTTATACCCATAGTCATGCTTTTGCCAACATCAGTTAACTTTTGACCTACTTTTTGAAAGCCGCTGAATTTCTTTTCTGTTTCATCCATCTGTTTGGCAACATCTTGCATGCCCTTTGTGAACTCATCCATCTTAAGGCTGAGCCTTACTTGCAGATTGCCCACTTCAGCCATTTACCTTACCACCTCCTCGTTTTACTGGTATAGCATCAGGCCCAATAGATCTTACTGCTTCCTCAAATTCTCTTCGTTTCTTCTCTAAATCTATCACTTTGCCAGGCGCATTATTAGCAGGGCGATACAAATCTCTGCCTCTGATCCGCCTTTTGGCCCACATATTCATAATACAAGCTGTGAAATGAGCCAAGAGCTCAGCCTCTTTGTCATAGCGCCATTGATAGGCACGTACAGCATAATCAACCTCACGCATATTCATTTCCCAAAATTCGTCAGGTTTCAAGCCGACTTTCATAGCAGAAAAAAGGAGAGAATCCCAATCCCACTCTTGAGATTCTCCCCCTACGCGTTTTTTTGTTGGCTATCTCCCTCAGCCTTTGGGAAATACTCTGCCATTGCTTCATTTACTGCCTCGGCCACTTTATTATAGCCCACTGCATCTATTATTTCGTCTGCGTCGTCTATAGTGGCATCCCTGTTTTTATGCAGAAGCCCACCCCATAACATCACGGTTATCTCATTTATTCCAACCTCGTTGTTCGCCATTTGCGATCCTAGTTTTGGGAGTGGTACTCCCAAGGTCTTCTCCATCCTGCGGAATGCATAGTTGTTATATTTAATCTCTATATTTTCTCCATCAATATTTAATTCTGCCATTATATCACCTCATCATCACGGAGTTACTTCGTGCCATTCCTCATTAAGCTGGAATGATACCTCTGTTGTAGAAGCATCATTATTCGGCCACGTGTCGGAAATGGACTCTATCAGGGCCTCAGCTTCTTCAACAGCCGTTCCGTCTAAAGTCCTGCGAATAACTACCATGGCCTTGTTTTTCTTAGCTGTACGCAACGCCTCCATTGCCGTATCATCCGGCACATACATAGACGAAAGAGTCACAGTGTCATCGGATACACCATACAGCCATTTGGTATGGCCGTCATCTTTTGAGGTAACCTCGATCAGGTTTACTGTACTTTCTGCGCTTAATTCTGTTTGTTCGCCCACTGCCGTCCATGTAGGCGATACATCTGTCCCAGTATTCACCATTACCAATACTTTTGCACCATCTAACGCCATCTTAAATCACCCTTTCTAAATATTTTCATTGTGCCATATTGTAAAATCCACCGGCACGTGGTATAACCCAGTATCAGGCTCATAAAAATCCTGCTCATCTTGCATATAAGTTGTACCATTAGGGAACGTATTCATCGCAATTCTTACCGCATCCGCTACTCTTTTAGCCTCCAGATAGGTCTTAGCCCAGCACGAAAATTGAAAACGAGGATTAGCAAGCCCCGTTTGGCCATCCTTTGCATTCACTCTTGGTCCACTTATTTTTGTATATGTTATAGCAGGCAATGTATAATTTTTTGGTAATATAAGCGGGTAAATGCGATTGCCGACTAAAGCTGTAATAGCGTTATTGCTACTCAAATAAGCATATATTTCAGTTTCTATCACCGTATCACCACCTACTTTAGAGCAGTTTTAAGCTTAGCTGCTATAACGCTTTTCACCTTGCCGCTCGTCTCATCCATAGCAGGCCTCAGAAACGGTTGAGGCGACATTTTAGATGTGCCGAACTCATTAAACAAGCCATAAAAAGCCTCTTTATCCGGGCCAATAACCACTTCTATGCCTGCCTTGCCCTTATTCTTTACTTCGTGTGTCATGGACCCGGCCAACTTACCGGTTCTTCTTGGCGCTTTTTGAGCTGCAGCGTCCTCTATCACTTTAGCCCCGGCTTCTGCGGCCTGCTCAAGCGTTACCGTTGCTATTTCCGCATCTATTGCATTTAATTTGGCCAATAGTTCTTTTTTACCTATAATCTCGGCTTTAACATCGGCCATCAGATCACCTCTTTACACATAAGCTCAAGCTGCTGTTTTCGCCCATCAGGATCAATTATGCTCTGAATATCAAATATGCGCTGTTCAGTTATAATCCTCATAGTAGGCTTAATGCCATCCCGCCATCTTATGGTAATGCGTGTTGTAACTTCGTTCGCCGGCACCTGCTTTGCGGCTAAATACTCGCGTCCGTTCAGGTCCTCAATTTTGGCCCATACTGTAACGACATCTTGCCAGGCTTCAATCGGTTGGCCTGCTTTGTCTTGAGCAGAAATGGCTTCCTGAATAGTTATTCTATGTCTTAATTCTCCAGCACGCATTATAACCACCTCAAAACTCTATATGGCCACAGCAGGGCTTCTGCCGCCATCGGGACCTCTCTTGCAACACTACCTATGATTGCGGTTTCTCTTTGCTCATACCACCAGCCGATCATCAATAATATAGCTTGTTTTATGGTCTGTGGCACATTTCCTGCATTGCCATAACCGGCAGTGAACCTAATATGCACAGCATCGGCAGCTTGCAATGTTTCCGATGGCCAGCTATATTCATTTTTAAGCACAATCCGCCCTGGTTCTTCTTTTGTATCAATTATGCATATATTTAGATCCAGCATATGTTCTACACCAGCCGAGTCCGTGTATTTTATACTGTCTACTTTTTGCAATGGAGGCAAAGGAATAATTATTTCACTGCCATACGGCCATATATCAAGGCTTAATTCCCACGTTTGCGTGATTAGAGCACGTCTTGTTATGGCTTCGGCATGCTCCCTTGCAGCCATTATTAGCGATGTTATTAAGCTATCGTCGTCGGATATGTCTACCCTCAAATGTTTTTTTGCCTCTTCAAGTGTCACCGGTTCCTCAGAAGGTTCTGATACGAGCTTTATACCCATGATTATCGCCTCTTTCGTGTTTCAGGCGCATCTATTACAGCTTTTTCAACATCTAGCATTTTGATATATACGGCTAAACCTGCTTTAACCCAATCATCAGCCTGCTTATCTGGCAATTCCACTATTTCCCCGATGCCATAGCTAAAATCTAACCCCGCAAGAGAAACAACTATCTTAACCTTCTTCAAAACACCACCTCCATAACATGGGAGGGAGGATTAACTCCCTCTTATTATTAAGACGCTTTCATCTGCAATACTTTTACAGCTTCGGCTAATGTCAATTTACCGTCAACTCTTCTGAATCCTCTAAAACCGACCTGTCCATTTACCGCATAGAGCTCATTTAATCTTTGCAGTACCGTTCCTTGCCTATCGGCTATCCAATAGTAGCTCATATCACCGAATGCAATTACCTTAGCGCCTAAAGCTATTGCAGGTACATCATCGCTTATTGCAACCGGCCTGCCGAGTATCCTATCCGGTTGCCCAGCAACCAAACCAGGCTGCCAGATATAATCTCCGGAAACTGAATTTTTAAGTTTGCGGATTGCTTTTACCGTGCTGTCAGCCATAAGCCAGGTTGCCCTGTCCCTGTATGGCCTGCTGAGCGAATGAAATAGATCAATCACTTCGTCAGAAGTTATTGCATTGCCGGCAGCAGCGGTAATGCCAAGAGACGCGCTCCCTATCACACCTGTAGGTTTACCAGATCCGTCACCGTTTACAAATGCAGCTTCCTCAGCACGGCCTATGCGCCTGGCAAATTCATTTGTAATATACTGCTCCAGATTAAAAGCCGAATCATTTAGCAACTCTTCGGAAACTTTTATAAGCGTACCAACCTTATAAGCCCCAAGCACAACCCTGTCGAAGCTCTCATCCGACTCGTTAAAAGCACCTTCTTCTGATATCCAAGCAGCGCTGCCATGAGACGCGACTACCGGAATCATTCTGTCGCCGGCTGTGGTTATTACAGTGGCCAAGGTCCTCATGATGTTTTGGCTCTCAAGCGCCTGAATCAATGTTCTCTCAAACTCATCAGGTACAAGATATCCGCCTTCACTGTCAGTTCCAATCTGCAAAGCCCTAAGCTCTTCGGGATACAGCGCATTCCTGCCATGCCTTATCGAGTTCCAGAAGGCTTTCCTGTATTCATCGCTGGCGCGTCCGGTCCTTTGCTCGCCCACATCGCCAGGAGTGCCTTTACCACCAGCAATAGTGCCGGCCGATTTATTAAGCTCAGCCTCTATTGCCGACATCCTCTCTTCTCTTTCAATATCTTTTGCTATTTTATCGACATCTGCCATAATGGCCTCGTATTTTTGTTCTTCTTCACCTGTTAAATCTCTTTTCTCAGCTTCGGCCGCATCCAAAATCTCTCTTGCCTGTTTGACCAAAGCGGCTCTTTTTTGCCTAATCTCCAATATTTTATCCATAGAATTATATCTCCTTTTCAATAAGTTCAAGTTTTCTCTTCAATATGGATACTCTCGCCTGATTTCTCCAAGTCTCCCCATTCGCCTGAATGGAAGCCAGGTATAATTTATATACATCCTGCGCCGTCCTCACACCAACCTCGGTTTGAGGATACGCAGGAAATGTAACCGGACTGACATCATAAAGTTCGACCTTGAGCAACTCTCTTAGCGTATTGCCGTTTTGACTGCTCCATCTATCTTCTATAGTCCTAAACCCAAATGACATCTGATTCACATCACCACGTTTCATAACCTCCATAAGGTCTTTAGCCCATTGTGTATTGGGCGGATCTATTTCGATGCGCAAGCCCTTTTCATCTTCAGTAAGCTTCAGTGTACCTGAACGGTTGCGGCCAAGAACGTAATCCGGATTATGATTCCAGAGAGCTCTTATATCGCTCGTTTTTAAGCTGTCCGCGAAGGCTCCATACCGGATTAGTTCTCTGAAGCCTCCCAAATCCTCGCTCAAACTGTCAAACACTGCAGCGTATCCTATTATTTTTGGATTTTCGATATCTTCAATAGCAATGTTATCGAGACTGAATGCTCTGCGCTCTATCATAGGGTCTATTAACCTTTTTAGTTCAGGAGGTTCCATATCGGCATCCCGCAGATGTGCGGCCAAATGCTCCCATACGCCTTGATAATCACTATCTGGAATATCCGTTCCACCACGCCCACCGTTTAGAATGGCGATCCCCGCCGAACATGCCCTCGTGTTTGCGGGCCCTGGATTTCCGTCACTATCAACTTCATGATGAATGAATTTATATGTGCTTTTATTTGATTCATCCCCCTCCGGGTCCCTCCACGCATATGCTTTTCTATAAAAAGCATAGTCCTGATTAAGCTTTAGCCTCGCTTCATTCGCAGGACCGTCCCAGCTCTTCGTACTTACATCGGTATGATGTACCGGTATTGCTGGCATAAAATCATCTCCTTTATTTTGGGCAAAATAAAACCACCTACTTAAAAAGTAGATGGTTCCAATTTCGATTGTTTTTAAGGCTTCTCCCAAATAACTTCATCTATTTGTTCGTCTGTCACTGTAACTATTTCGCCTTCCTGCTCAGATAATTCTATATCATAACCTCTTGGCCGATTTGAGAAATCATAAATTTCCAAAACCGTGCCTTCTCTCCCGTCTATTAATCTTACGATATCAAACTGTTTGATTTTTTGTTTTATCAACATAAGCGCTCACCATCCTTATTTTACCATCATTTTCTATTCTCCAAGCGGTCTTTACTTTTGCGGTTTTCCCGTTATTCCCTGTGATATCCATTACAATCTCATATTTATCCCCATATTGATCAGTTCCCTTATAAACAGCCGGGTACTGATCTATCCCTTGATAAATTTGCTCTATAAGGGTCTGATAATTACTTATATTATATCCCAAAGCCCTTTCAAAAGCTATTGCTTTATTTTTACCCGATGGATGACTCATGTTTAATGAATAAGATTTTAACTTCTGCTCAACATTATAAACTTTTTCTTTATTAATTATACTATTGGCAGTATTGTTTGCAATGTTTTCTCTTTCGGCCGTGATGTAGCAATCGCAGCCCTCATGAGCGGGAGGATGCTTAACGTCATGGCCTAGTGTTAAAGGTGGTCTCTTCTTTTTTGTTCTTTGTTCTCCAGTTAAATTACCATTTACTTCTTCATCTTCTGCTTCAAAAACCTCACCTTTAGCGATATAAGGCTTATTTATGCCGACAACTTTGCCGTTCAATTTGCGACAGTATGGACATGTATCGCCAGTATTTACCCACCTCACTTTTGTTACGCCGTTTTCTTTGTACGTTTCAAGAGTAAATGCATTTCCAGCCCTTACAGCTTCCTCTTGTGCTATTAACTGCGGCCTATTGGCTCTCCAATCATCAAAAACATTTTGGAGCGCTTCCGTTCGGTCTTGCCCAGCAGATATTGCGTCTTCAAGCGCCTTTCTTATTCCTGCTATAGATTTGCCAACATGGCGCAGAACGTAGACTGCAGTATAATCATCGATAAACTTACGCAAATCGCTTGAAACTCCCACTTTGCCGCCTACTTCTTCCGCAGCCGCCGCCTGAGTAGCTTCCCCATATGATACAAATACAGGTGTCATCACATCGGTTATAAACTGTTTATGTCCATCATAGAAGTCTGAAAGCCAACTATCAAACAAGGCATCGTTTCTACTGCCAAATGCCTTCCTGGCTTGCCTCATTATGTCTGCTTCTTCGCGCTTAATACAGCGCAAAGCTGCATCGGCAAATATTCTCTTATAGCTGTTAGATATACTCTTTCTTATATTGGCAGCTCTCACAGCATATAGAGGATTTATCTCATTTTCGCTTTGCCAAGTAACGCTTCGCCCTTCAACTTGTTCCTGGCTTTGTGTCTGTTGCGATTGTTGAGTAACCGTATCTGCAGGTACCATATTAAGCGGGATTAAGTAGACTTTCCCTTGGCTATCAGGCAGCGGGTTCATATTCTCAAGCTCGCGTATATCATCAGCTGAAAGCCAGCCATTCTGGCGCCCTATAGCATAGGCCTGATAGCGGCTCTGAATATCGCCTCTTAAAAGTCCATCCACAAGGAACTCAGCAAAGTATATTTGTCCCTCTGCCGGTGTAAATAGGTCCCTCTTCATCGTCTGTTCCCAGCAGACCAACCAGGGTCTCATAGTATGGACCACAAACTCTATGGATTGTTCCTCTATATTGGAAAACGTGGCACGTTCCAGATCGCCCAGCATATGCGGCGGCACATGAAATATCCTTGCTATCTCTGAAACTTGAAATTTCCTCGTCTCAAGAAATTGGGCATCTTCAGGCGGTATCCCCACCTGCTGCCATGTCATGCCCTCTTCAAGTATTGCCACTCTGTGCGATTGCGAAAGCCCTTGATGCATATCTTCCCATGATTTTTTTAATCTTTCCGCCGCGCCCTCGCTTAGTTTCCCTGGGTGTTGGAGGACACCGCCAGGATTGCTGCCATTGCCAAAAAACCGCGCGCCAAACTCTTCAGTCGCCAAAGCCAAACCAATGGCCTCTTTGGCCATTTTTATAGGTGAATAACCTATTATTCCGTCTGATGAGAGGCCTCTTATATGCATAATATTAGGTGCTCTAAGCCCAGCTTGCCCTCCACTTGGAAGCTGGTAGATGTAGAGAAGCCCTTGATTATCACGTTTGACGGTCATTCTGTCTGGCCTAAGCGGCCACAATGCGATCACTTGTCCTGCATTGTTGCGTTCTATTTCAGCGTATGCATTGCCCCACAAGCAAAGATGCCCCATTAACGCTTGTCTGAACTCAAAGCTCGTCATCTCCGGATTGGCCAAGTCATGCAGCACAGGATAAAGAGGGTGATCTATTGCCTTCTCTTTTCCGCCACCCTGCAGGCGCCTGTATACAGGGAGAGGAAGCGATGCCAATGTCCTGCTTAAAATGTCCACAGCTGAAAACACCGCAGTTGATGTCAAAGCTGTGTTCTCATTCACGGTTACGCCAGACGCAGCTCTGTTACCATTCATAAGCCAATCACTAAAAGTATTTGTACTAATTGAACGCTTGTTAAATGTTATATTTATAGGCCCTATCCTCGTTTTTATCACCTGCTTTTTTTAAAGGGTTATTATGCCCCTGTCCTCATATACTGAATGCTGCGGTTTATCGTGTACCATTGTCCTTGCTAAAGCGTTGATTAATGCCACTATGCCATCTATTCTGTCAGCGCTTTTGCTCTTTACCGGGCGTATATTTTCGTTCTCATCGTATTTAACTTCTATATTGCCAAACATCCAACGCAAAACAGGATTAGCACCATGCACCAATCTGCGGCTCACAACTAATGTCTCCAATTCCTTCATTGCCGGCGACATTGTTTTAGCCCCCTGTCTGACCTCTACCATAGTTAATCCGGCATCTGTCAAATCAAGAGCCACTTGCATGGCGTTCCAAGGGTCGAATCCTATCTCTTGTATGTCGTATATATCTTTTAGCTGCAAAATGGTCTTTTTTATAAAATCATAATCTATCACATTGCCAGGTGTTACCTTAATCAGGCCCTCTTTAAGCCATTTATCATATGGAACGCTATCTTTGCGTATGCGCTCTTTCATGTTATCTTCCGGTATCCAGAAGTAAGGGAGCGCATAAGTCTTTGGATCGCTATCTATAGGCGGAAACACAAGCACAAATGCTGTAATATCCAACTTACTTGACAAATCCAAGCCTCCATAGCATGGCCTGCCTCTCAGCTTCTCCGGCACAACCAAGCCTCCGCATTGGTCCCATTGTTCCAATGTCAGCCATTTCGTTGTTTTGTATTTTACCCACTGGTTCAGTCTCAACTGTCTAAACAAGCGCTCTTCAGCCGGATTATCTTTTGCACTCTGCCATGCAGCTCTTACTTTGTCAATGTCTATTGTTATATCAAGGCTTGGATTTGCTTTATACCAATTTGCTTCATCACCCGGATCTGCATTTTCATCTATGCCGTAAATGACAGGATACCATGTCGGATCATCTATGAGGCCATCTAATATCTTGCGCGCTTTTTCATGGACCTCCCATCCGATGCTTGTGCGATCCGGATCATCTCCGGCTGTGGTAATTAAAAAAACAGCGGTTGCGTTCTAGCATCACCGCTGCCTTTGGTCATGACATCGTATAGCTCTCTGTTGGGTTGTGCGTGAAGTTCATCAAAAACAACGCCATGCACATTCAAGCCGTGTTTGGTATATGCTTCGGCTGATAGGACCTGGTAGAAACTGTTTGTTGGCATATATATCATTCTTTTTTGAGATAACACCAATTTGATGCGCTTCTTGAGTGCCGGGCACTGATCCACCATGTCTACGGCAACATCAAAGACTATTGCTGCTTGTTGCCTGTCTGCAGCGCACCCATAAACTTCAGCGCCCCATTCATTATCACCACACGTTAAATATAATGCCACAGCCGCTGCAAGCTCACTTTTTCCATTCTTTTTAGGGATCTCAACATATGCCGTGTTATACTGCCTGTAACCATTGGGTTTCACTGTCCCGAATACATCTCTTATAATCTGTTCTTGCCAAGGTAACAACTTAAAGTATACGCCATGCCATTTGCCCTTAGTATGTTTTAGATTTTCAATAAATGTAATTGCTCTATCTGCCTCCGTCTTATCGTACACATACAGTTCACCCTTTCAATAATTGCTCCATCGGATCGCTATCTTCGCTAAACGCTTTAACCTCAATTCTCGTTCTAGCGGCAGGCGTTAAACCGAACTCAGAACATAAGGACCTGAAGTTGAGCAAGGCCCTATTTCCAATCTTAACCTCTGGCCGCTCGACAATGTTGACTGCTCCACCCTTATTTGTGTATTCGTAGGTCCTGCCATTCTTCTTTAGGAATCTTTCACACTCCACCCATATCCCATAAGACTGGCAAAGCGCCGCAAATGCCTGCCCATCTATAACGGTCATCAGTCCTAATTGTTCTAATTCTGGTATCAGCTGCTTCCATAACTTCTTTGCATCCTTGTTTAACCATGTTGGGCAATCAGGTGTGAGTGGTGTTGGTTTAGGCTCATCTGATGGAAGTGGCCGTTTCCCCGGATTGCCTTCCAGTATCTTTAAATTTGTTGGTTTTGGCGGCCTGCCTCTTCTTGCCATATGACCATCCCCTTTAAATCGAATTTTGCGAAATCTTTTTCGTGACCGTGCTGCCGGTCTCCCGGCTTAGCTATCTAGAGATTTATACCCCCTATCCCCATCGTCCATTTTCGGCTGCAGTCTTTCTGCTATGACATTCATGGCACAATGGCTCAAGATTGCTCCTATCCATATTTGCCACATTGCCATCAATATGATGAACATCAGTAGCAGCCTTAACAATCCCATGCTTAGCACATTCTCTGCATAATGGCTCATCAGCCAATACCATTGCACGTATCTTTTGCCATCGCTTATTATAGCCGCGGCTTGCTGCACTGCCACGGATTTTATTATATACACTTTCATACTGGCGCTTATGCTTATCACAATATCGTTGGCCTGGCTCACACAGCTCTGGACAACCGAAATAAGCGCATGCGGTCTTTAACCTATTAGGCATAATATCACCCACTTCAATGCAATAAAAAAGAGCCTCACGGCTCTTCAGTAACTCTAAACTATCTTAATGTCAATATATTTTTATAATAGCTGTCATCCCACTTGGTTCCGATTTTTACATTTCTACACATCTCTTTTAGTAATTTTATTAATGCATTATCTTTCAAATTTTCATTATTCATCGGTGAAGTACATGCAACTTGATATAATTCATTATAAGCGTTAATTACATCTTTGCTATTAGCAAATACTATTGGTATTTTATTTAATGCTCGCATTAATTCTTCTTTAGGCCCATTATACCAATTCCCCAATTGATATCTATAGCCAAAAATAATTTCTATTAAGCCAATTTTTGCTTTTAGGATTTGCTGTCTTTTTTGATACCAGAGATTAATCAATGTTGCCAATACTCCAGATAATATTATGGAAAATATATTCAATGCTATTTGTTGAGTAGACATATCCAAATCTTTTCCTTTCATTAATAAATTTCTATTACTAATATGAGAGATTCACCATGACCCTCGTGGGACTGAACTTGAGATTCTTCTTCGTTTGGCTTTTCGTCAATGCTCACTTATACCTTATACAATGCTCAGGTATTATATAAGGTAATAAATAAGTAAATTTAAAAGCTTAGTATATAATTATCCTTAGATTAATTATACTACAAACCCGTCAAAAAATCATATCCAAAACCCGCCAAAAATACGACAATATAATTGAAAGCGCTAAACCTTCAAATGCAGTTGTAGTGCGCTCTACAGAGTTTAGCAACTCGTCAAAAATCCGTCACAATACTTGATCAAAAAAATGCGTGAATTCTTTAAGATAAGATGGTGGCAAAGCCTCCAGTCGGCCTCTTATCTCATTTCTGATCTCTTTCACCCTGCGTTCAACCGTTTTATTGCTCATATAAAGCCTACACTCAATCTGCTTGTATGACATGCCAGCTCTATATTTCATGCGGTATATTTTCCGCTGCTCTGGGTGCAATGTTCTTATTCCTTCTTTTACCGCATCAACAACGAATGATAGTGTGGCCTTCTTTATAGCTATTTTTTCAACAGCACTATCATAGTGGCTGTTTTTTTGTACAGGAACCAGCACTACTGATGCCGACATACTCGGCTCAATATCATCAATTAGCGTCTTTAGTAATGGTAAATTGTAAAGTATCCAGTCAACCATTTTGTTTGAAATCATTTATACCACCATTCCCGGATATACTTGGTGTACACGTCGATTCACACGTTTCCATTTATCGTGCCGCATCAGTAAGATTGCTTGTTTAAAAGTAATATGCACTTCTATCGGTATATCTAATAAATTAAGCCGCTTAAACTTCTCTATGATATCCGGCTGTGTATAGCTAACGTATTCATATATCGTCACTCTGCTACCTCCCAAAGCTCAATCTCGACTCTTTCGCTTTTATCCCTTAATCGTCGTATCGCTAATACGGTCACTTGCTTGTCATCTTTATAAGCGATTCCATTCATGCCGTCTAAAATCGCCTTTTCTAAATTGTCCAAATCTCCGCATTGGCTTTTTATATATACCTTTATATCCATGGCCACGTCGCCAACTAGCGGCTCTTTTATGACTTCCCTCGTTTTCCAGCCGACGAATGTTTCATATTCACGAGTTTTTCGCGGCGTATACACATTGCCGTTTTTTCCTAGCCGTGGTCGGCCTTTTGGGACCGGCCTACCCGGAATTATGATATGGTATCTCATCTTTCTCGCTCTCCTGTCTTTTGCTCACAACTTTATCACTTTCACATCACCGAGCATCACATCGGCATATGTGAAACATTCATACGTATGCTTGGCTTTGACACGAAAAATGTGCTCATATACCTGTACCACCTTACCTTCGTACCATGGCACATGTGCCTTTCCAAACCATGCTGGCCTATATCGTACCGTTAATCCAGGTTTAATAGCATTTATAACACCGTTATAATTCCTTTGACTTCTAGAAACCGCGATTTCTTCTTGAGTCATTACCAACCTCTCCTTTCACACATGCTTCCACTTCGTTATGCCAGCTATCGCATATACCCATCAGCTGCTTGATGATTCTATCTTTCTCCTGCGATTCCAACAGCAGCTGCGCACATTTGAGCAGCAACCGGTCATGGTCCAACTTCAGTCGATCTATATAATCAGCAATATCCTCACTACAGTTAAATCTTTTATCGTTCATCACTTCTCCGCTCCTTTTTTAAACTTTATCCCTCGCGCCTCCAACGCTTTCACCACATGCTCATCGTTTTTGTGCCGCTCGTAGAAATCCACAATATTATCTTTGGCTATCATTTCCGGATCAGCCACTTCAGCTACCCATGGAATATAATAACTGGATTTCACCTTGCATTGCTGGCCGTCATAGCTATATTTCGTACCAGCTGGGCATATGCAATGTGCTATATACTCGTATTCACCCATATCTGTCTTTTTACGATACATCACCATTCCGGTATCGTTGCATATCCAGCAGGCGGGCAGCTCAACATTTTTCTCATCCGGCTGGTCTGGCCGATCATCTTTTAATATCTCAACATCAAAAGTCACTGGGCCCATCTTTTTAACCTCCAATCCTCTCCTGATACCTTAACGAACTCGCACATCTCGGCCAATCTTGAGACTATAGCATCTCCCTTCTCGCCCAATTTTTTGCGGAGAACTGCTGATGAAAAGTTCGTCGTCACTATGATCGGCCTCTCATTCTCGTATAACCGGTTGATGATCTGGTATATCACAGTTGTGGAGTTTTCCGTTGCATTTTCTTTCCCCAAATCATCGATAACTAAAATATCCACGTTATCCGTGAAGGTCCTTATCATTTCAGCTTCTGTCAGTTCTGAGTCCCTTCTGTAAGTGCTCTTTACAAGCGTCAATATGTCTATCACATTGCCGAATATGACCGAATAAAGCTTGCTAATAAGCTCATTAGCTATGGCAGCCGCAAGGTGGGTTTTCCCGGTTCCCACCGGGCCAGTGAAAAGCAATCCTTTCTCAACATTTGGAAACCTAGTGGCGAATTCATATGCTATTTTATAAGCATTCAACGCCTCTGGACTCAGATTGGCGGTATCGAAAGTTTCAAACGTCCGCTTTGCAAATCTGCTGCCCAATCCGCTTTTATTCAGCAGTTTCATCGCTTTGGACTGTTTCTCTTTTTTGAGCATTTCCTGAACATTCTTCTCGTTTTGAGCTATGCTTCTGCGAATGTACTCTGTTAACTCGTCATTCATTGGTTTTGCCTCCTAAGCTTAAAAAAGATTATCATACACATTGCCAGCCGAGGCCTCATTTGGTCCAGCCCTCGCTTTCTTGACCTGCATTTGATACTTGGCGAGTTGCCTTTCTACAACAAGCAGGCTGTCTATCTTGTCATGCCAATATCTATCGCTGAAAAGCCAGTCTATGCAATCCTTTATCTCGCCGCTGCTCGCCATATTCAGCAACCGGTGCGCGGTAGAGTAGTTTTTAAGCAGCCAATCCTTAGGGAAAACCGTAACGCCATTGGCCACAAGCTTATCTTTGAGGTAACATGCAATAGCTTTATCCTCGTCCGAATATTTAGGCCCTCGTGCTTTAGCCCTAGCGGTTGGTTCCCCTTTGGCCTTTGTATCATCATTTTGGTGAGCTTGCTCACCATCTACGTTAGTAGATATAATATATTTATTTATATATTTATTTAGGCACCCCTCAACGTCAGTCGTATCAAGGCTTTGAGGGTTGTCAACCCTTGTACAAATAGACAAGGGTACCCTTGCACATTTGTACAACCCTTGCTTTGTCTTTTCGTTCAACCCTTGCACATTTATACAACCCTTATACCATTGTTCAACCCTTGTATTAAAAGTGTAGGTGGGCACTTTGCCGGGCTCATAGCTGGTACGAATAATTATGCTCCATTCAATAAGCTGCTTCAGCTGTTTTGAAACATAGGAAGGAGATGTATCAACAGCTTCTGCGAACTCTTTCAAGGAAATGCTATCTTCTTTTATCCCCCAGCCATAAGTTCGCCGGAATAAGAACATGCATATTCCTTTTTGAACCCCGCTTATCCTCGCCATGGCCAAAGCTTCGAGTATCAAATTGGCAAGCGGTGTATAGCCATCTTCTATATCTGCTTTTAAAATTTCCCGGTCTCCTTTTGGCATTTATATCCCACCTTCTGCTCCAAACTCTTTATAGAGGCGGCCGAAACCGCCTCTACTCTCTGTTCCAGATGAATTCACTTGTTAACTGGCCGCGGCTTTAGCTTTAGCCTGACATGCCCGGCATAATGGCTTGCCGAATGTGGAATTGCTGTATCGGTCCTCCGCTGCCGTTATTGTAGCTCCGCATTCTGAGCATGCATGGCCGGAGCCATCATTTTTAGCCGTGGCAGCTGCTGGTTTTGGTTTTTTAGCATCTATTACGAGAGATGCCTCACTGCGCAATACATCTTTCAGATCCGTTATCTCGCGGCCGCATATCTGGGATATTTCGGTTAGCATATCATCTTCCGTGACCTTACCGAATAGCTTCTTTATTAAATCTACTTGCTTGCTGCTCGCGGTCTCGATGCCCCCTGTTAGATCCTCCATATCCTGTGTAAACTTTCTGCTCGCCGCTGTGGCCTTTAATACTGCATCTATAAAAGCTCTCTTATTGGCCATTTTAATGAGTGTATTTTGTAGATCAGCCGGATCTGCATTTTCGACCGTATTGCCTTTTGAGTCTTTGCGGTACCGATATTTCCGCTCATAACTGTTGGCCGATCCAATACCATATGCAACTTGTGCTCCGCTTTCGATATGTATGAGCGGCATACCTACCACATAGCTGAATATACCTTTCTCGAAATCCTCGTTGCGATCCAATATATCAGCTTTGCCCTGGGCCAATTTGAACACTCGGCATAATATCTCAGCGCCCGGCTTTAAGAGCGTCGGTTTGTCAGTGCCTGGGATACGGTCATAATCGACCTTTGGCTCTAACAACTGCTCAAATAGCATATCCAGCGCATCGCGCATCTGGACAGCCTTAGCGATCTCAGCTCCGATATTCCGAGGCATAATGTCTACTGTTACTACCGATACTTCTTGAATTTCATCGCTCATTTTCATTACTCCTTTACTCAATTTGTTAAACATGCTATAATTAATCCGTAATATTTTTTTGTAATGGCGCTTTCTAAGCGTCTTTTTTTATTTCCTGCAATGTCGTTTTTACACTATCTATTAAGCCTGTAACCAGTAACGCTAGTGGTAATACAAGCCATTCTCCGCCAATGGCAAAGTATCCTCGCGCTTCGTATGCGCTGTGTATCGCAAATGGCATAAGGACTAGCCCAATGCCTAGTGCTACAATATATAACCAGTATTTTTTAAACAAGCGCCTCATTTTTTCAGCCCTTCTTTCACAACATAGAGGTCATAACCGCCGACATATTCACCAGCAAGTTCCTCCAACTGCTTCCGGCATTTTTGTAATTCGACCTCAGCATCCTTAGCTGCTCGTATTTGCCTTTGCATCTCCATCATCCTTGAGAGTATTGTCGCCATGTGTTCCTCGGTTTTAAGCCTTTCGTCCTCATATGTCTCATGTTTGTATATCATCATTTCTCACCTCCTTTTCCTGCCCATGACTTGCAACTGCACCTCATCCGATTGTTCTTGGTGCTTTTGCTCTAGCCATTCCAGCAGCGCCTTCTTTGGCACTCGCACTTGCCGGCCTATGTGCACCGCCGGAAATCCCAGCCAATGACTCATTTCATACGCCTTGGTAACACCTATTTGGAGGAATTGAGCCATCTGCTGAATTGTCAGTACCGTCGGGAAACCGTCATCAGCATCATCTATTTTGGCATCCATCAGATCAGCTCCAATGGTCTTCTCCACATCAGCTTTGGCCTTCATAAGCGACTTATCGTTGGCCCGTTCCTCTGGCGTCAATGATGTAAACTTGGTCAAAAGCTGTATCAGCAGGTCCTTCTCTTGTTCTGTCATGATTTCTACTCCTTTCTAATCTCCATAAAATGGCCTATCCGATAGCCTTGTTACCGTTACCTTCTTGCCGTAGTAGTCCTGCAGCACTCGACCATCGGTAAATATTAAACGGACGAACCGTGAACCAACGCGGTTTAAGATGCTTGACACTATACCATGGCTTTTTACTTCATCTCCGGGCCAAACATCTTCAATATTCATGGTCCATGGGCCTTTATCGCTCAAGTATTTCTTTCTCGTTTCTGCTCGCATCTCTCTCACCTCCTTATGCCATCTCGGTTTTGTCCCCAACAGTACCATCTTTATAACCACAAATTGTTGTATTAGTGGTTATAAAAATATCTGGGAAGAGTTCTTCCATGGGTGTCTCATAATATCTTTCAAACTCTTTCATTAATTTGATATTAGGACTTCTTTCACCACGCTCTATATAACTTAAAAATTGCTGACTTATTCCTAATTCACTTGCAACAGCAGTTTGACTGCGTTCTCCTCTTAATTTGATTAGTTTTTTGCGTTCCATTATATCACCTCTTATATTACAACGTAATGTAGTATTTCCATAATAAGAATATCACAACGTTACGTTGTTGTCAATAGCTTTAGCTAAAAATTTTACAACAAAAAGTGTATTCATTATACAACATAAGGTTGTATAATGAATAAAGAAAGTTAAGGAGGATACAACATGAATAGGATAAAAGAATTACGGGAGGAGGCTAAAATCAGCCAAGCCGAGTTAGCATCTATATTAGGTGTTACACAACAGGCTTTAAGCAATTACGAAAATGGTCTAAGAGAACCTGACTTAGATACAATAAATAAAATTGCAAATTATTTTGGAGTATCTATAGATTATTTGCTTTGTCGTACCAACGTTCGTAACTCAGATGTTATTGAAGAAGCCATAAAAGACGATCCGGAACTGGAACGCATATGGAATATGCTCAATAACAGAGAAGAAGTCCGCCTGATGTTCAAAAAGATAGCTGATCTAAAGCCGGCTGACGTGAAGCGAATACTCAAGATAATCGAGATCGTCGAAGAAGAAGATTCCGCATCGCAATTATAATTACCCGATCGGCGATGGACAAGCTTTATGGAGGCTATGCATAATGGTTAGAGAAATACTTTCAGCTATGCGCAATGAACAAGATTTCGATACTTTGTTATGGACATATGGTATCGTATGTAAACTAGAGATGCTGCCCGGCTACATCTATGGATTTACATATAAGTCAACATCAAGCATATACCACATATTTATCAACGAAGCTCTATGCGATGTTAAAAGAAATGAAACCGTATTGCACGAGCTCGAGCATATAGAATTGGGCCATTTCGAGGCTGGCTTTATCGGTATTATAGATATATACTATGAGGAACAGGCCGATAAAGAAGCTCAGAAGATAGCTGAAGAAACGGCCATATATAATTGGGAGGTAAAAATAATAAGCGGAGGCATTTATAAATGAATATTTTAAAACATATACCAGGTTTTAGATCTGGAGCTTGGTGGAAAAAGTTAATCGCTGCAGTTTATTATTTATTCAGCCTGCTTATACTTATACCGAGTATTGAAACAGGACTAGCACTCCTGATCTTACCGTTTATAATATTCGGCCTTATAGATAAAATAAAGGCTGGACAGATTTCCAATAATGAAGCCGCTCCTGAGGTAAAACAAACTAATAAGCAAAAGACTACTGTTAAGCTTAATGTTACAATAGAAGGCCCAAAACAGCAGCCCGCTCCTGCACCTGTTTTAAATACACAATCAGTAAATCATCGAATAAATATTAATACCAAAAAGTGGCTTAATACTTGCAATGAATTTGTGGCCATTGACTTGGAAACTACTGGACTAAATCCAGCAATAGATAAAATTGTTGAAATTGCTGCGGTAAAATTTAAATATGGAGAGATTATCGACTCTTATACAACTTTAATTAATCCAGGTATACATATACCATCGAGCGCTTCTAAAATAAATCATATAACAGATGAGACGGTACACGGTGCTCCTGATTTATCTGAAGTTTTGCCTAATTTGTTAAACTTCATAGGAGACTCGATTCTTGTTATGCATAATGCTTCCTTTGACCTTAAATTCTTGAAGTATCATGCTGCAAAGCTAGGTTATGACATTAGTAACCCATTTATAGATACACTGCCAACATGCAAGAAACTTTTTACCGATTTCGAAAACTATCAATTAGCTACTGTGGCTAACTATCTAAAAATAAGTACTGCTGATACTTTCCACAGAGCATGTAATGATGCAGAGATATGTGGGCCAGTATTAATTAAGTGCATTGACACGGCAAAAAATGAAAGCAGCCAAGGAGCCGGTCTTATATGAAGTGATCTGTGTAAATCTGTTTATTGGCCTATATTACGGCAGAAAATTTATTCTATAAATAAAGGAAGAGCAAAAATGTATTTAGTTTATTGTGATGAATCAGGGGACGACGGTTACCCATATTATTCTTCTGAATTATTTGTTTTAACCAGTATCTATATGCATGATTTATCTTGGAAACAAAATTATGATAAAATGGTAAACTTTAGAAGAAAGCTCAAGAGAGATTATGGCTTTCCAATTAAATTAGAATTTCATACTAAAGCCTTTTTAACTGATAAAAAGCCCTATCGACAATTCAATTGGACTGAAAATGAGAAAAAGCAGATCCTATATGATTTATTTAACTTTATAGCCTCGCTTGATATAAAAATTATAAATACGATTATAAATAAAAAGAAGATTATCTCACCAGATTATCGAGTCTTAGAAACCGCAGTAACTTATGGCACACAACGTATAGAAAACGACTTGAATCAATACTGCGATAAATGTGTTTATGATAATATATGCTCCGAATGTAATTTTTTAATAATAACTGATGAAGGAAGGATTGGAAAAATGCGTAAAGTAACTCGTAAAATACAAAAAATAAATTATATTCCTTCAAAGTATGGTAACCCATACCATAAGGAAGTAAAGCGCATAATTGAAGATCTATTACCTAAAAACTCAAAAGAATCTTACTTTTTGCAGGTAAGCGATGCTATAGCATATATAGTGTATTTACATGTGTTAATAAACTTTAATAAAGGTAAACTGCCAAATAGAGTGGCAAATAAAATCAATATTAACGATATAGCTAATCTCTTAGGAATAATAAGAAACAGAATTAACTTTAAGGCTGGACCCCAAAATGAATTTGGACTTGTAATATATCCTCGATAAAAAACACCACCTACTGCACATTCGTGCTCTCAGTGGTTCACTTATATTATATGCTACTTTATAAATTTTAGTCAATGATTAAAATTTGGTAATTTAATATTGGGATGATCTTGATATGCGAGGATACATGTAACGTAAGATAGCCTGAATAGTACCCACATATTAAGCGGTTTACACATAAACCAAATTATAGAAAGAAGGAAAAAGATGAAGTTAACAAATTTACAGCGGATTATACTAGTTGTGTATGCCATCGTGATCATCAATATATGTATCTTCTTTGCGCCTAAATCATTCTTTGCGCGTTCGGATGGCGTTAATATAATACAACATATTGAATATTCGCCTGTGTGGCGTAATTCTCATTATTTTAGAACAAGGGCAATCAAGCAGAACGCATCACCACAAGATGTTAACAATGCTGGAGAATTGGATTGGTATATCCGCATTGATTACTATCGCATGTTTGTAGAAATATTTGTTGCTACCGTTATTGCCAGTATATTATTCGTGCTCTCTATGTTCCCAAAAGAAAAACTCGCAAAAGTTAATGTGGATGCAACACCTTTACCTCAGGTTACACAAAAGAAAAAGATACCGTGGTGGGGATGGATGTTAATATCATGGGCCATCTTCCCCGGAGCAGTTATTGTTATTGCATGGATCGCTGATTTAATCTCAAAAGTAAAAGGAGGATCTTGATATGCGAGGTCACATACGTAAAAGAGGATCGACTTACAGTATTGTCGTAGACGTCGGAAATGACGAAAATGGCAAGCGTAAGCAAAAATGGTACAGCGGCTACAAAACCAAAAAAGAAGCAGAGAAAGCACTTGACCTGCTATTGGCCGAAATCGAGAAAGGTGAATACGTCAGACCAACAAATATGACAATTGGCGAATTTCTCGATGAGTGGTTAGAAGTATATTGCAAACCTAAACTGGCACCGAAAACGTATAAGTCATACAGTGACACTGTACGACTATATTTTAAGCCGATTTTGGGGCATATTGAGCTTGCAAAGCTTAAACCTATTACAATACAGCGTTATTACAATATGCTCAAAGAAGAAAGTAAGTTATCTGATACAACAATAAATTACCATCATAGATTGCTGCGTCAAGCATTAAAACAGGCGGTAAAGTGGCAATATATAAGCAAAAATCCGTGTGATGCTGTTGATGCACCGAAGAAACGTAATACAGAAATGAAAGTGTGGGATATAGAAGATGTCAAAAAGGCTGAAGAAGTATTGAGTAATTCTCCTATATTTCTTCATGTCATGCTCGCTATATATACAGGGATGCGCGAAGGCGAGATATGCGGCCTAAAATGGGAAGATATTAGTTTCAAAGACGGTACTTGCATGGTCCGGCGTACTGCTCAACGTGTAAACAAAAAACTAATATTTAAGGAACCAAAAACAGATACCAGTATCCGCATTGTAGCCTTGCCTCAAAATATAATTGAGCTGCTAAAGCAGGAGAAAAAGAAACAAGCAGAGAATAAAATACTTCTTGGATCCGCATATGATAGCAGTTATGAAGGATATATCAGTGTATGGGAGGACGGCCATTTTAAAGAACCAGATTATGTAAGCAAGAAGTTCCATAAGATATTGGCTATTACACCAGAGCTACCCATGATACGCTTTCATGATCTGCGTCATACTCACGCCAGCCTCATGCTTGCCAGCGGCGTAAATATGAAAGTTATATCCGAAAGGCTTGGCCACTCACAGATAGGGATCACAATGGATTTGTATTCGCATGTATCCGTAGACCTTCAAAAAGATGCAATAAAAAAGCTGGAGACGCTACTCCAGTAA